CGTCAGATTGCAGAGACTGTCCGAGCGACTCGGCAACCCAACGGACGGCCAGCCTTGCGATTGGTTCACTCAGCGCGCCAGTCTGTTCCGACAGCTTGTAATGATCGACAAGCTTCTTCGCCTCGTCGAGCTTCAGACGCCGATCGCCCCTATACATCTCGCTGATACGCGGGGGCGCCACGTTGATGACCTTGGCCAGCTCAGACGGCGGCCGGTCCTTCAACATGTCCAAGATTTCCAATTGGCTCAGCACGCGCGACGAATGACGCGGAATCCGAAATCCCGCTATAACTAAGTCCGTAACCGCCCTTGCGCTTGGCTTACGATTTGCGTAAGTAAGGTGCATGGCCTCAGTATCGGACATCATCGAACGGCTCGGCGGGCGCAAGGCCGTCTCTGATACGCTGAGCATCCCCTACACCACGGTCCAAGGTTGGGAAGTCGCAGACTTCGTGCCGGAATGGCGCAGGCCCGCTCTGCTCGAACTCGCCACCCGCGCCGGCAAGTCGCTGGCGACGGACGAGTTTCCGACGAAGCGGAGGGCGGCAGCATGATCCGCGACCTCCAGATGCGCCCGTTCCTTCACGAGCGGAGCCCCGACGCACCGGAAGTGATCGTGTCCACGCCGCTGCGGTTCATCGCGGTGGATCAGCCGGACTGTCATTTCGACCTCAAGCGCGGCGTTGTGTGGACCGACGCCAAGGCCCGCGCAGCATGATCGCCCGCCTCCTGCGCCGCATCCGCGACCTGTTCCGCGCCCCGACGCCCGACACCGGGCTGGATGACGCGGCCCCGTGGATCACGCGCGAGGACGCCCGCGCTGAAGCCTGGGAGTAGGGCGGGATGCGGGGACCGAAATTCAAAGTCCTTTCGCTGTTCGCCGGCATCGGCGGCTTCGACCTTGGGCTGGAGCGGACGGGCGGGTTCGAGACCGTCGCGTTCTGCGAGATCGATCCATTTGCGCGCCAAGTGCTCAAGAAGCACTGGCCGGAGGTTCCTTGCTATGACGATGTTCGCCGACTGTCTGCCGAAGCGCTCGGATCGGACGGAATCGAACCGGATTGCATCGTTGGGGGCTTCCCTTGCCAAGACATCAGTCTGGCGGGCTCTGGCGAGGGTCTTGGCGGCGAACGAAGCGGGCTCTGGTCTGAGTTCGCCAGACTCATTGGCGAGATACGACCACGCTACGTCATCGTGGAGAACGTCGCAGCGCTGCTTGGTCGAGGGCTCGGCGACGTTCTCGGAGCCCTGGCCGCGCTCGGGTATGATGCTGAATGGCATTGCATACCAGCTTCCTACGTTGGTGCGCGACAACTTCGGGACCGCATTTGGATTGTGGCCTACCCCCAACGCAACAGCGTTCAAGGGTGGGCGCCTTTCACCTCGCAATGGTGTGAAGAACCCAGAGAGGAACAACTGGCAAGATTGGTGCAGCCTTGTGCTTGGCCAACGGTATCCAGTGCCCGAAACTGCGGAACAGGTCATGGGATACCCGATGGGATACACCGCAATAAGGCCCTCGGAAACGCCGTAGTCCCCCAAATCCCCGAACTGATCGGCCGCGCCATCCTCGCGGCTGAAGCTGCCTCCGAACGGGAGGCCGCCTGAATGAAACGCTTTACGCAACTCATACAACGCGCGCGCCGCCACCCCCAGCGGTGCAGCGCGGACCTGATAGCGGCCGGGCGAACCCCCTTCGACCCGAGATCGCAAAACTGTGCGCGCGGGATGGGCCACTCCCTCCCGCGTTCCCGCGCGCACTTCTTTTTCCCCCTGCATGACCGGAGCGCCTAGCCCATGTCCGAGCCGACCATCCACGGCAATCGTCCTGTGTTTTCCGCTTCCGCCGTTCTCGAAGCGATCGGCAGCGACCTCGCCAAGATCAAGGCCGACGACCGCCTGACATGGGCCGATGTGGGCGCGGCTCTCGGTGTCAGCGAGGACCAGGCCGCGAAATACGCGGACGGCACCGCCACGATGAACCTCGTCACCTTCGCGCGGGGCTGGCGGGAATGGAACGGCCGCTTTGCCGGCGGGCTGGCGCGTCTGGTGACGCAGAGCCGCCCGTCAAATGACGCCGACCGGGCCCGCGAAAGCAAGGTGCTGAAGGCGGCGCTGGCGTTGTCGGTTGCCCTTGCCGACGACGACACGATCACGCCCGACGAAGTGCGCGCCAATCGCGCCACGATCGAGGCTGCGCGCGACGCGCTCGACGAGCTGCTGCGCAAGCTGGTGAGGGCGGCGTGATGCTAACCGTCACCGACATCCAGCGCCGGGTCGCGCGCCATTACGGCTTGCCGATCGAGATCATGCGCTCGCCGCGCCGCACCAAGGACATCGCCCGCCCGCGTCAGGTGGCGATGTATCTCGCCAAGAACATGACGCGCTGCTCGTGGGGGCAAGTCGCGCGCCGGTTCGACCGCGATCACACGACAATCATCCATGGCGTCCGCGCGGTCGAAGAGCGGTTGCGCAGCGATGCGGAACTGCGGCGGTCGGTCGACTGGCTGCGCTTCGACCTGGGGCTCAGCGCATGAACGCCCACCTCCCCCGCACGCTAACCCGCGCCGAAATGCGCCAGCGCGGCACGACGTGGCTCTGGCAGCATCCGGACCCGTTTAGCGTCACCCCGAAGATGCTGGTGCAGTTCTGCGGCCTGCGCCCGGACGACGCCGAGCAGGTCGTGCACGAGGCGGGGAGGGCCAATGCCGATCCGTCCTGAAAACCGCGCCCGCTATCCAAAGGATTGGCGGCAAATCAGCGAGCGTATTCGCTTCGAGCGCGCTGCCAATCGCTGCGAATGCGAGGGCGAGTGCGGACAAGATCATTCAGGGCGCTGCGATGCGCTGAATGGCGAACCTCATCCCGTGACGCTGAGCCGCGTCGTGCTGACAGTGGCGCACCTCGATCACGTGCCCGAACACTGCGGCGACGATAATCTTAAGGCGATGTGTCAGCGGTGCCACAACCGCTACGACATGCCTACGCGCCGCGCCGGCATTGCTGAGCGCAAGCGCGCCCTCATGGCTTCTGCGGACTTGTTCGCATGACCGCCACCGATTTCGACGCGCTCGAAACGCCGCTGAGGAAGCGGGTGCGGGGCAACGCGAACCTTGCGCGGCTGCTCGCGGACCAGTGCCCGGATGAGCCGTGGTTCATCGAGCCCAAGGACAAGCTGGCGCAGGACGAGGACGCGCGGCAGGCCGAGTTTCTGCGCCTGCTGCCCTACGTCGCGCCGTCGCTGCTCGTCTGGGCCGTGCCGAACGCTGGCCGGCGCACGCGCTGGGAAGCCGCAAAACGCAAGCGGGAGGGCATGCGCAAGGGCGCGCTCGACCTCACGATCACATGGAACCACGGCTCGGCTTACGCGGAGTTCAAGGACGGCCGCGACATGCCGACCGAGGATCAGCGCGACGTGCTGAACCGGCTGTATCGGCAGGGCCATCGATGCGGCGTTTTTCGCACGGCTGAGTGCTTGTTCGCGCATCTGCACGAGTGGGGCGCGCCGGTTTGCTTGCGGACGCTGAAGGGGCTGCGGTGAGCGTGCGCATCGAGCAAATCGGGCGGGCTACGCTGTATCTGGGCGATTGCCGCGAGGTGCTGCCGTCGCTGCCGAAGGTAGACGCGGTGGTGACCGATCCGCCGTATGGGATTGGAGCGGACAAGGGCGCAGCGGTCGGCGGAACCGATGCCAGTGGCCGTTATGTTCGCCGTCCGAAGCGATACGAAGGTGGCTGGGACGACGAGCGCCCAAGCGACGAGCTGCTGGTTGCGATCGTGGGCGCTGGCAAATCTGCGATCATTTGGGGCGGGAATTACTTTTCGGACGCGCTGCCTCGCGGTGGTCGGTGGCTGTTCTGGGACAAGCTCAACTCCATGCCGAGCTATTCGGACGGGGAGATAGCGTGGACGAACGTTCCTGGCGTCGCCGTCAAGAAGATTGAGCAGTGCAACAACGGCATGGCGTCCATGCAGGACGGCGATCGTTGGCACCCGACGCAGAAGCCCGAGCGCGTCATGCGCTGGAGCCTCAGCTTCATTCCCAAAGCAGAAGTGGTTCTCGACCCATTCATGGGTTCTGGCACAACTGGCGTCGCAGCGATGCAGATGGGGCGGCACTTCATCGGCATCGAGCGCGAGCCAAAGTATTTCGAGATCGCCTGCAAGCGCATCGAGGACGCGCAACGGCAAGGCGACCTGTTCGGGGCCGCCGCATGACCCTCGCGGACCTCGCCACGCTGCCGGAGCATGTTCGCCAGTTACAGGACATGGTGAACCGCTGCGCGTCGGCGGCCGACAAGAAGGCGCTCATCGTCCAGGCCGGCGCCGCCCGCGCGATCACGCCGGACGAGGCGCATCTGCTCATCACCGCGAACATGCTGGAGTGCGAATGATCATGGCGTTCGACTTCCAGGCCCTCCGCCGCGACTACCCGCTTGCCAAGGTCGCGAGCGATGCCGGCGTGCGCCTGCGCAAGAGCCAGAACAACCAGATCGGTTGTTGCCCGTTTCATCCCGATCGCAGCCCCAGCTTCGTCATCTGGCCGGACCAGACCTTCCACTGCTTCGGCTGTTCCGCGCATGGCGACGTGATCGACTTCGTGAGCCGCAGCCGAAACCTGAAGGCGGCCGAAGCGATCGCGTTCCTGACCGGCGGCGATGCTCCGACCCTGACGGACGAGGACCGGCGCCAGCTCGACCAGGAACGCAAGGAAGCGGAGAAGCGCCGCGCCGCGCATGAAGCCGCCGCGAAAGCGGAAGCAGCCAAGCGCTGGGCCGAGGCCAAGCCGATCAACGGCGTCCCCAACGCCTATCTGACGCGCAAGCAGATTGCGCCATACGGGGCGCGGCAGGAAGGCGACTGGCTGCTGCTGCCAATCTATGACGCGGACGGCGCGATCACGTCAGTCCAGACCGTCTCGCCCATCATCGGCGGCCCGAAATACTTCCACCCTGGCGCGCCTGTCTCTGGCGGGCGGCTGATGCTCGGGGATGAAACGCCCGCGCTCATCATCTGCGAGGGCTTTGCCACGGGCGCCAGCATCCACATGGCGCTGGACGGACAGACCCAGGTGTGCGTCGCGTTCAGCAAGAGCAACGTCGACCGCCTGGCGCGT